CACGTGCCAAAATGTGCTCTTAGAGCTAACCGAATATTTTTTCAAATCAAAACTATATAATAGACAAAATTATACTAATTTAAAAACTAAGTGTAATACGTTTCATAATACTAAACTACAAAAAGGTTAATCAGAGGTGAGAGAAGGTGGACCTACGAGCCATCCAAACGAAAAATCATCGCCGGCAGCTACCAAGTGAGTTACTCTACACCAAGTAGAGGGTGAAGCAGGATCTGCTACATTAATATATGGTGAATTCAGAGCTATATGAATTCTATTAAAATCAATATCTGTAAAACCAGTTGCATCGGGAGCCATTATTGGAGCCATTGCGGTGTTCAGATATTGGGGTGTTGTGACCTCAACAAAAGGATTTAAGACAGTTGGTTGTGCTGTCGAAAAGATTCCCCCTTGAATAAGATCGTAAGGTTCAGTCTCAGAGCTTACCTGAGAATACCCTACTGGTACAGGGTTCTTTGAAATTTGATGATTAACTTGAACTGTTGGGTATGCTAATTCATTTCTAAGTGTATATTCTGCACCTCCATCCGTATATACACGAATGGGTTCCACGAATATTTTATGTCGTGTAGATCCTCGAAAGAATCTGTATAGCCAGGAAATATAATCCAAAGGAACTGGAAAATCTTCCCCATGCTCTCCAAAATAGGCTGTGCCAACTTGAAGTTGTGAATAGTTAGTGTTAGGAATATAAGAATTTCTAGCACCAAAACGATGTATAAGTTGCCTTAAATTTGTGATCTTTTCACCTATAGCTAATTCTTCAGGTAAAGTCTCACCTAAAGGTTTCATAGCAAATAAATCTGGGGCATCAGAAAATTGATTAAAACCCGAATCCTGAAAAGCACCTAAAACTTCAGCTCGATACCCTTCATCAAGAGGAGGAGAAGCATCTTCTGTAATCTTATAAGTACTGAAATCAGGAATTGAAAAGGCCATATCAGAATTTCCTTTGATCCAAACATTTACATCAACTGTTGATGAAACTGAACCAATAGCAACTAAAGGATTAATAACTTCCATAGCTAAAATACCTGTGTAAATATCAGACTCTGTTACAGAAGCTGTGCCTAATAAAGCAACACGTCTCCAAGGAGTAGCGGATGTGAAAGGAATATTAAACTCTATTTCATCACTAGTTCTAAAATCAGCTATTATATTATAACAAGTTGACAAATCGTAATTATTTGCAAGTAAATCTGCAATATTTCCTGAGGGGACATAAGCTATTCTAACTTTACCAGAGTGAAAGGAAGTTTTTGCAAGTTGAATTTTGAAAGAAATTCCGCCACGCCACTTTTTAAACATAGAAGCAACAAAAGCAAGTAAAGGAGGATCCAAATTGGTACCTGAAATTTCACATAAACCTGGATGAACAGGAAGAGAGAAAATCTTCGTAGCAACAGGAGCATCCTTATTCCAATCAAAGCGTTCTAAAAAGGTGTAATGGCTAACTATATAAGAAATATCCATTTCGTCAACACTAGAACCAAACATATCCCCTCGAGGAACCAACTGATTATTAGGCATAGCACCTAAAACAGTTGATTGATCAAGTCCTTCAGCGTGAGTATAGCCAAAAGCAGGAACTTGTTGAAACTTTTCTTGTGTACTTACTGAAGTTGGTTTACAATAACCAGCAGCAGAAGCAACACTAGAAGCAGTAGCAGCAAGCCAAGAGACAGGTTTTAGAACTGAAGATAAAATTGGAATGTTAGATAAAGCAGAAGAAGTAGTAGAAATAGAATCTAAAGTAGAAGAAACTATTCCTTGTTTAGTCTTATTAATATCCTCTGCTACTTGTGCGCGATAACCAGTTTCAGCGAGAGCATCTTCATCTCTAACTTTAACTGTACCATCTTTAATCAATTTCCGCAAAAGAATCTTAGATTCTACGGACATTGATGCAGCGGCTATAGCACGCGGAGCAGCAGTAGGAACGCTTAAATCTACATTATCAAACTGGGCTGTTATAGTATAATAACAATCACCAGGGTTAAGTTGATTAAATATATTTAAATTTAAAGTGCCCATATCCCCATTTGGAATAATAAGATTATAATGGGTAAATGGACTAACATAAGGTATGGTCAACTGACCTGTTGCACCCGTAGAAGCATCAATAATAACATGCGGAAACGCTGTTAGCGCTGGTAAGTGATTATTCAATGCAGAACGGGCACCAACATCATCAGAGAAAGGAGCAAAATAAGCAATTAATTTGCCTTTCATGTAAGGTGTGGCATTAACCATGATACGTATAACAACATCAGCTCTAAAATAAGTCCAAAATTTTAATTTATCTCGCATATTTTCATTACGAGATAATATAGCATCTGGAAATTTAAGAGTTTTGAGGTTATCTCCAATAGCGCCTGTTGATAACCATTTCCCTTCAGCAATGATAGTAGGTCGACACATTATTTCTTCAATAGTATGTTGACGCACTTCAGTTCCTGAAGCTAAAATAGGTTGCGCAGGTGGAGTATGCATGGGTAAGGAAGCTGACAATAAAGCAGCATCTTCGGTAAACTGGGTGATCTCGAAAGCTGACGATGTCGCTTCGGGATCTGTCGGTTCAATGGTTTTTATCGGGTCGCCCATTGTATGACCACTAGGTTTGTTTATTAAATTTGTTGCAAGACCGAATTTTTACATCGAAGCTAGAGGCGGGCTTAATCCTCATCGCAGATGAACTCCATAAATAGCCTAAAATTTAGATGGCACACATTTATGAATAGAGCTAAATAGCTCTCCATCGAAAATTTCTCATAATAAAATAATAGATTTTCACTAAGATTGGGGCGAATCATCACGTACATTAGAGTTATCATAGGTGAGGCCTATTCTTAGATTTAAAATTTTGCACTGTAATCCAAATTTGCATAATCTTGGTAGGTCATTAAAAGTGGTAATTTCTTCATTTTTCTTCGGCAAGCACGAAAAATGATATCTGTCCAATAACTAAAAACTGGTTCTTCATGTAAAGCTAATTCCATAAAAGCAGTTTCTATTATTGCGTGAGCACTTTCTTCCTGAGAGCTATCTTTCCTTACCCAATTTATACTCTCTAACAAAGAGTCTAAACTCCAAGGTGCTACATAGAATCCCGTAGGTGACATACGAAAAGTTCTTTTGAGAAAAGAAACTTCCGAAAGGGCACGAAACGGAACTCCATCTACCACTTTGTTTTCATTAGTATAAATCATGCCAATATTCTTAAATTCAGCTGTGATAGAATTTTGATTAAACAGATGAACTACTTCATCTGCAATATTCAAAATATTATCATCACCAAATGAAATCAAATTGACATATAAGGAAAAACCTCGTCCTGTAACATATTTAGTATCCTTCATTATACGATTCCACATAATTCGAAGTGCTATCGAATTATATAAAGAATTTATAATAACGGTGCATGGATTTCCGGATGGTTGAGAATGAGTCCAAGAATACACAACATCGCCAAAAATGTGAGTAGAAGAAACAACTTCTTCCCATAAAACATGGCGAATCTTTGCATTCAAAGGTCCATCATCATACCATTCATTTATCAAATCACAAATAGAACGCAAAATTTGATGATTCAACGTTCCATCGAAATTTGAAAAATCTCCTGCTACTAAACACTTACCTTGTTTTTGTATATACATAGCTAATTCATGCCATTGCAAAGAATAAGCATTAATCCCAACTGCTATTTCATTTTGAATTAAATTTTCCATAACATGGGCATTAAATCCAAGAAAATATTGGCGGAATGGCAACAAGTACGACAAGGGTCCTGCAGAAAATACTCTAGTTTTAGCTATAGCTCTTTTCTGCAAGGACACCCTTTCATCTTTCAGAGTATCAATCCACAAAGTAGGGGTCCTCTGATTATTCTTTGCATTATGTAAACGTAAATTAACATCAAAAAGTAATTGGGGATTATCATAAATATATTCATCAGATCCTAACCAGTTATGCTTACCCAATGAACCACACATATCATTAACATAAGGATAACCAGGAGATGATCGTCTATTTATACTCGAAACATACTCTTCTCCAGTCACTCCACTAATAGCTTCTTCATATGTTAAAATACGATTAAGCTCAGGTTTTGTGTTGGCAAAAAGCAAATTCTTATAACTACAAATAGCGCTATCTATCTCACACTGAGGAATATATGTACTAGGAACAGCGCACTTCTTAAGACCTTTTTCCATTGGATCAACAAGAATTTCATCAATATGAATAGGACGCAAGATAGCGGGTCCCATTATAGGTTCTTTCACTTCTCCATAAATTGGAGAATGACGTAAATCTGTTCTAGCAGGAGTACGATATGTACGAGCCAATTTCCCAATAGGAGAAAAATCACCTTCTGGCAATTTAAGTTTGGAATAATCAACACATTCATCAATATCGTCACCATAATCCATAGAAATATGAGCTTTAAAGGGAATTTGTTCTAATACTCTAAAGAGATCTTCTTGGGTAATACTATTACTTAAACCTGCTTGATCTTTTCCAGCTACATGAATACCAAGAATTTTCCGACTAAAAGATGATTCAGAAACAACAAGTGGTCCACCACAGTCACCTGGACGTGTTCCACCTGCATAACCATAAGATTTCCTAAGATAGAGAATCGAATTTTCTCCCGAAGCATCAGTCAGATCGTATTGTTTTCTGATATCAAAAGCAGTAGCTTCCACATCAATACAATGAGTTGCTACAACACGTCCTAAGTTAGTTAAAGTTAAAAGGGTGCCACGAGCTGATTTAAAAGTACAAAGATCTTGTGTTTTAACGAAATGTTTAATAATCGTTCTTTTTGTATCAACTGTCGGGCACAACATTATAGTCGCATCTTTGGATCCACCATCTGGATCCAAAACTGGGTAAAAACTCAAGCATGAAGTATCCATTTCATATCCTTGATCATGGAAATTATTCCGCAATTTAATTGTAGAAGCTTTTCGAATATAATCAACGGCATGATTTGGTACTACTGCACAACGACCTTGGATAAACAATGCGTTAACAAGTGGTTTTTCAACACCATCTGTAGTCGCAAATATCTTAAACAAATTCGTTGCAAGTTTATTAGAAATTAGATCTTCTTGACCTTTATCTCTAAATGCTTGAGCTTCCAAAGTCTGAACTCGATAATTCTGTTGCTTTGTAGCCACTTCATCACTATCTGTCTTCTTTTCTGCTGTAAAACGTTGAACACGATAATTTTGTTGATTAGTAGGTGCATTATCACTATCTGTCTTCTTTTCTGCAGATAAGCCATCTCTCCAGCTACTATCATCAGAACCAGGGTTCTTACGATATTTAGGTTTCGGTTTTGACTTAAATTCCACATAATTAGGAGAATTAAGATGTCGAGTATGCATTTCTTTTAACATTACTCGAGCTGAATGTAAAATAGTTTCATCGTCCATGCAATCCATCGTTGGAAGGGCGACATCACGTTTAAATTGAGAACAAGCGCGACAATTAAAGAAACACAAACTAGGTATAATGAGCAAAGCATCGTGTATATCAATAACTTCACCATAATAAGTCTGAAGAATGTCAACAACTTGACACTTTCGATTAAATAAGTGTTCTGAATTATACTCAGAAGGTTTTATTTCAACAGGAGGAGGTTTCGTCACACATAAACTTTTAATGGTTTTGAATGCAAAAGCTAACGTTGTGCATGCAACTATAGCACCACTCAAAAGAACAAACAGTTCAGCGATTTTGGTACCAATTCCTTGTTGAGAGAAAATCTTCCATTTCTGCATCAAAATCTTCTTAAAAGAATTGGCCGAACGGGAAAATTGATCGGGAATCTCTTGAACTGCTTCATAAAAACGCTCAGAACATTGCTCACGCCAAAAAGCATGAGATTTGTTACGAATACCAAAAATGACATTCAAAAGATAATCTCGCCATTTCTCCATAAGTGTACGTAATCTACTTTGTTTGGGAAACTCAGTTTCAACCTCACAAAGTAAACTATAACCTGCTAACATGAATCCATCAATGGAAGTGGCTGAAGCAGCAAGAGAACGTAAATCGCTCTGACGCCGATAACCTACTCCATAAGCAGAAAAGTCTAGCACTTCCGTATCATCATCAGTACGTTCTAACCACATCATGGAAAGAACAAAAGTCTCTGGTGTAACATCGGAAACATCAGCTTGAGCTGATAGACGTTCCCCTCGAGCTCTAAGAGCAGCTATTCGCTCTTTTGATTTGTCAAATTGTGAAGTGTATTTAGATACACATAAGTTTTTCATCGCTTGATAATCCATAGTGAGAGGTTCAAGAATTCCCTTATCATTAAGAGACATCTCTCCCCTATTTGTAATGGGGTCGAACAATTGAAATTCATAAACATCCTCACTCAAGTCACCCAACTTTTCAATCTTTGCAGGATCGAGAGTTAAAGTCCCTTTCGCATTAATATGAGAATAAGCCTTTGCGGGTAAAACTTTAGCTAGAACATGTCTACGTCTTTCAAATGCTTCTTTTTGTGTAAGTGATTCAATAGTGTAATCTATCTTATTTGAAGTGAGAATTAAGCAACGAGAATTAAATTGTGTCTTAGATTTTTCCTCCAGTGTTGCCATATGCAACATCCAAGGAGCAATATTACCAGTACGAATAATTTCCATAAATTCTTTATTTGGAACAGCAGCGGAATCCCGTTGTTGACCAAAGTCATCATATATGCAAATTCTTTGTCCATGGTAACCATCCCAAAAATCTTGTTCTATATTTCTATTATACATATGTGTCATTGATTCCTCGTGTAAATTTTCAGTTTGAAGAAGATCTTGAGCAAGTAAGAAAACTAATGCG